CATCGTGGCCTGCAACTTGGGGTCGAGCTCGCGGAAGACGAGGTTGCCCGTCGGCTGTGCGAATTTCCAGTACGCCTCGAAATCGCGCGGGTTGAATTCGAGGTAAACCATGAACTCGGCGGGTTCGAGGTGGCGTTCCGTGAACTGGTATTCGTTCTCGCCGTTCTCACCTTTGGCCCCGTGCGAACTCTGGGGCGTAGGTACGTTGTCCTGAATGATGTCTCCCAGCCGGATGGCGGGAAGAGTGTACTTGTGCTGGATGCCGGACTTGATGTGGATCAGCCCCTCACGAAAGGTGTCGTTGCCCTGCGCCGTATAGGAGAGCAGGTCTTCCAATACCTCTCCGGCATAGCCGTTCTGTAAGAAAGTTACTGTATCTGCCATTGTGTTAGTGATTTTCTGGGTTAGAATCTCGGCCGCGAACAGGGAGCATCGACTCAAAGCGGTAAACCACTTCCGGCAAATCAGTTTATGTGTATCAAGGTGGCGGGATGGTACGTCTCCCGCCGGACGGGGTTATTGTAGTTTCTTGAACTGGAAGTCTTTGCCCACGACGGCTTCGACCTGCTCGGCCATCTTCTGACCGGCACTCTTCAGGGCGTCGGCGGCCGCTTTGGCGTTGTCGGGGTCGGTGGCGATCTGCTCGCTGATTTTCTCGCGGGCGGGAATCGAACCGATGGTGTCCTGCACCAACTGAAAGTTCGTGGCTGCCATCTCTTTCCAGCCGGACACCGCATCCGCCTCGATCTTGCCTTCGTCCACGGCTTTCTGCAAGAAGCTCTGGATGGCACTCGCTTTGGCATCGGCCTCTTTCTGCTCATAGACCTGCAACCGGGCGGTTATGCTGTCGAGGTCTTTCTGGAGATTGCCGATGGTGGCGTCCTTGCCGGCAATCACGGTTTTGGCGTCGCTCAGGGCTTTGTTCGCCTCGGCCAGCCGGGCTTCCACACCGGTCAGCTCCGTAATGCGGGAGAGCACGTCTTTGACCTCGTTCTTCTCCTGCATACCGAGTGAGGCGACCACCGCGCTGTATTCCGGGGATAATGTTTTCTCTTCGTTCATGGATCTGTGATTAAGTTTCGTATTAAGAATAGTGGTTTTCTCGTCCGACGGGTGATTTCCCTCTTTGGGTGGTGTGATGCGGTTCATGACCGCCTGTATGGCCGCCGCGTCCGTGATACCCGACAGGTCGGCACGCACCTTGTCCCGGAGCTGCTTGCTGGTCCTCAGCACATGGCTTTCGGGGATGATGCCCGCCTTTACGGCAGCCGCAGCATCGAAGAATGTCCCGTCCTGCCCGGCAGCCCCGTCCATGATGGCCCGGACCTTTTCGCGGCTCAACCCGAACCGCTTGCGGTAGATGGTCTCGATCTGCGTCGTGAAGGCTTTGACCATCTCGGACGGTTCCCCGTCGTTTTCGTCAGGCAGGAACGGGTTGTGAATCATCAGGATGCCGTAATCGCGCATGAACGACTTGTCCCCGGCAGCCCAGATGACGGAGCCCATCGAGGCGGCCATGCCTTCGATGACGCATTCGGTAGGCACCGAGGCGTTCTGGATGGCGGCATAGACCGTCATGCCGTGCAGTACCGAACCGCCCTCCGAGTTGATGAGCACTCGGATAAGGGACGGACGCACGATGTTCTCCAAAAAGTCGAATGCCTCGCTGAAACGTCCGGCACTCTCTTCTGTGATGCGGCCGAAGAAGCGGATGGAAGCCGGACGTCCGGCACCCGACTGACAGACGATATGTTCAAAAGTTTCCGTGTTCATCTTTTCCTTTGGGTAAGAATAGCTTCGCTCGCGTGAAATGGTTTATAATCCGCTTTCGGAGCCGTTCGGGACATCCTCGGCAGGCTTTTCCTCTTCAGGTTCTTTTTCATCCTCCTCCGGCAGGTCCGGCACATCTACCGACGGCTCGAATCCCGTAACCTGTTCGTAAACCGGTTCGGCATGGTGTCCGTGTCCTGCCGTGTCATGCTGCGGAGCATCGGTATGCTGCGTGAAAGGCGGCATGACCAGATAGCGTTCTACCCAGTTCCGGTATTTCCAGGCGGAGGATTCCCGGAACCAGACCTCGTAATCCACCCAGTACGCCTGCAACATGTTGGTTGTCATCGGCATGTCGAAGTAAAGGAGATTGCATCGCTCCGTGAGTGCCGGTTCATGGCTTTTGGCATCCTGAATGGCGACGTTCAACCGCTGGAAAACGATGAACGGGTCGCATTCCCGCTCCGGGTCGGTGTGGTTGAGCGTATTGAGGATGAAGCGGATGCGCATGGTGGCGCGGCCCTCGCCGATACGTTGCTGCTGCACGAGGTAGCGCACGTTCACGAAGCGGATGAAGATGGCAGGAAAGGCGATTTCCATTTCCAGATTTTCGCTGCGCACGATTCGGGAGAACTGTCCCGTGTCGATCATGATGGTCTTGAAAAATGGCGGACTTTGCGGCTCTTCCGGATGCTCCCGCAGTGTGAGGATGGCACGGCGGACAGCCTGATACATGTTCACGAACGGATTCTCCGATACCTGTTCGGGCACGGCGACCGCAGGTTGTTCCGCTCTCGGAGCGGAACCGTTTACGGGTGGATTATATGGCTTCTTGTCTTTTATCATGGGTTGGGAAAGGGAAATCCCCGGAACAGAATGGGGATAAACAATTGGTTGACGGTATGATTCAATTTCGGGCTGATGCCGATAAACTGCCGATGTTCGGGCCGGCGGCTGCTATATTGGTTGACCGTGTAGAGTCCCAACGCCGGATCAGTGTTGTGGACAGCGGCGTAGCTCTTGGAAGCGCCGCGTTTGCCCGGCTGCTTGAAATTGCTCGCTTGGGTCCGAATGGCGTAACGGGCTCCTCGGCGGAAAATCTTCTTCCGCTC